AGTTACAACTTTTTTACTCTTTATCTCGTAAGATACAAATACTCTAAAGATTGGTTTTTTCATTTTTAATTTTATCTAACTCAAACTCTAAGTGGTTAATAGCCTTCTGTATGCAATCAACACTTGTGTCGTGCTTACGCTTTGCTCTCAGGAGATATGTAGTGGCAGTACCGATATTATAGGATAAATCAAAATCCTCTACAACTTTCCTAGCCTCATAACCATAAACTCTACCAATGTAATAGTTTGGAGTTTTCTCTTTACTATAATCTATTTTAAGTTCTTCTTTTGTTAATAGCATTTTAGGATTAACTTCACCACCACTCCATTTATTATCTTTATCTTCTATCACCTCATCTTGCCAAGTAGTAGTTGGAGTCCATCCATTCCTCCCTTTATCGTAATAGTGTTTATTATGCTTTGTCATCTAGTTTATCTATATTATTTTCTAACCTCTCATTCTCTTGTCTTGCTATCTTACCTTCAATATAGCATAAAGCAAATATATATAAAATCACAGCACCAACAATCATTAAAGCACCAATAGTTGCACTATTCATCATTTAATATTTTTAAAAGTTGATTACTTGTATATATCCTATCATCACCTGAATAGTTTTCGTATATCATTGTGAAGTTATCATTCTTCCAAGTCCATAAAGACCTAACTCCAGTCTTAATGTGATGCTTTAATACGCTTTTAATTGTTTTGTAAGTTCTCCCTTCCATATTATTTTTGATTTTTATACCAAACTCCATAACCTTTTGCTTTACCGATAAATGGAACTTTTTTAAGTACAACTAATTTTTCTTCTTCACCCTTTTTATACTTAGGGTTTTTACTATTTAATTTTCGTTTCTTCATATTTTTTATTTAATAAGCATAGTGGGGTTTACAAAAAAAAAAGGAATATTAACGACTAAGGGTTTCAGAGTTTCCCTGTAGTTATTATTATTTATCCCCACTATACTCATCTTCTATTAAGGTAGAGCAGAAATAGGCTTCTAGCACACAAGCAATTATAACCACTCCCCATATTATCATAAATATTTTCACAATGCAAATATATAAAAATATTTCAATTTTATACAAATTAATTCCTAAAACTTTTTCCCTTGATAATCACCACCTTACACTTCCTCAGCCTATCTAAAGTCCTTTCATCATATCTTTCTTTAAGTGCTTGAGGTGTTAAATTTGTAGTTATTAGTAATGTTTTAGAACTATCTTCAGCATAAGAAATTGCATCAGCAACTGCATCTATCTTAGTGCCATAATCATTTTTAATACTCTCAGTTCCTAAGTCATCAATGATAATGAATGGTGCTTTGTTTCTATCAACTGCACCTAATTCTTTTGCAGGAACACTTCTTAATATCTTATTTGTTTTAGTCCTGAATATAGCAGGAATAACAAAGTTTAAGATAGTTGATTTGCCTAATCCACACTCACCCATCAACATCAAACCTCTCCCTTTTGTATCTACCATCCAGTCAATAATCTCATCATAAGCAGGTAAATGCTCATACTTCTCAACTGTTCTATCGTAATACTCAAAAGACTTAATGAACATTTCTTTTATTTCTTCTCTTGCACCTAGTTTATATCTGTTGTAAACCTTTGGCTGCAGAAAGTCTGCATTTTTAAATGTATCTTCTATTGTTCTCATAGTTTAAAATTTACCATCACCATAATCTCCTCCTTTTTTATGTCTATGTGATGTAGTGTTATTGTTATTAGTTTTATTTTGTCTTTTCTCCCAAGTTCTTACACAAGCCTTCCAATCCTTCATTTTATTTTTACCTATCAACCAATTTTTACTTTCATAGAAATCAAAAAAAGTTTCTGCATCAATACCATTATTCCTCCATAAACAATATTCTTTAATATCATTAACAGTTGGTTTTTTAAAAGAAGTCCCTTTATTATTAATATGTTTATCTTTAGATAAACTAATACTATCTTTAAAGTTTTCTTTAATACCCCCCTTAAAGTTTTCTTTAATACCCCCTTTAAGTTTTCTTATATACCTCCTTTCAATTTCTTTAGTATTTCCTTTATAGATGTAATGAGTTGATATATAGCCGTTTGCAACTAATTCACTTACCCATTTAGAAATAGTAACAGTACTCTTACCATAAAGGTTAGAAAAGTATTTATTTGTAGCAAAGCACTCACCATTGATGTTAAGTAGTGCAGTTATTTCAGCATATAATAATTTAGCATTTGCAGTTAGATTCTTATCATATCTAACCTCAGCACTTATTATAGCATAGTAGTTTGGTTGTTCTTTCATTGTTTTTAGTTTTAGTTATTTTTTGGTATCTCTAATTCATAGCACTCTGTATAGGTGGACATAACTACAGTCCATTCACTTACCTGTTCGTGAGTAAACCAACAAAATCTTGCGTATAAGGCATTCAATGGCTGTATGAACAAATAGTGCGTAATTTTCTTTTTAGGGTTGTTATGGGCTTTAAAATTAACTCTAAGCGTATTTCCACCACTTCTTACACCCTTGACATCAATATAGTTCATCTCACCAATACCTTGCATAATTATATCAGCCTCAACAACTGGTCTTTCCTCAAGTAGTAATGCTGCCTTATATTTTATGCCATTATTGTTCTCCATCAGATGTCTTGCAATAAGTTCTGCAAATATTCCTAACTGAGATATAGAGTGTTCTTGCTTACCTCTATATTTTTCTGTGTTTTTATTATAAACATCAGCAGATAACATACTCCTTACCTTAGCAAGTTCATCAGATAGTTTGATGAAAGTGCTAGGATAAGTTGTTTTTTTCCATTTAATCATTAGAATGGTAAGTCATCATCACCTGTTGTTGCTTTAACTTTTTTAGGTGAAGTTTTTTTATCTGCTGGTGGCTCATAAGTATTTACATAAGCATAATGAGTTGCACCCTTTTCAGATGGTTCTCTCCTTTCTGAAATCACCATAGAAACCCAACCATTCTTTGAGTTTGCTTGTAGTTCATCCATCTTAAAGTTAGCAACCATCATTGTACCATACTTCGTATCAATATTTTTGATACTACTTGGTAAGTAAACCTTCTCTTTCTTGTCTGTCATTTTTTGATTTTTTAATTTTATATAATTTAGTTAATGATTCATTGATATGTTCTAATTGATTTTCAAGTCCTAATATTTCTTCATCCACCTCAACTTCAATAACTCTATCTTCTACTCTTTTAAAAGCATCAGAATCTTCTGGATAGTTATTGTAAAAGAACTCAAACTTTCTTGTATGGTGTATAATAGATGCATGATGTAGGTTTGTTACTCTACCTATCTCACTAAGAGTTAATCCAAACATCTCTCTTAATATATAGATATACATCCTTTTAGCAAATATAATGTTTTTCTTTCTACTACCCAAAAACATTTCTTCTTTCTTGATGGTGTAAATTTTTGCTAATTCTTCTGTAATTACATTGTGGTAGTAATCACTAAATTTTAATCTTTTTCTTCTCATTTTGTTATAATTTTAATTTAAGTCGTACACTATTGTATCAACTATGTCTTGTATATTTAATCCAATAAAGTCTGCTAATGTCTTAGCGTGAATGAATCTAAGTGATGGTGGGTTTTCTATAAACTTTCTACTTGTAGCATAATTAACTCCAAGTATCTTACAAAGTTTTAAATTAGATACACCATATATTCTTAGTAAAGCCTCAAACTCATTTCTGGATTCTCTGATTTGTACTAATGAATATTTATTTGTCATCTCTATTTATGTATTTTTCAACCTTAGATTTCTCAACCTTAAATTTAGTTTTATCAAAATGATAAAAATCTATAAGTTGTATTTCATCTAGCAGTTTCAATATATCATCTTCAACAATCTCACCTAAAAGGTGTTTCTTGTTCCATATAATATAAGTGTAGGCTTTTAAAAAGTGATTAAAAATCTCTATGTCCAAATACTCCATCTTTGCACATTTTTTCCCATTGTTTTCTTGTGTCTTTTTCATATCTGTTTTCATATATTTTAGTTATTATTCCTTCTGCTTCTAGTTCTGTTAAATCATTTATTCTTCCTAGAATATTAGATTTCATTCTTTCTGTAAAGGATGTTTGGTCAATGTTACTCTCAATGATAAGCCATTGGGTATCTGTAATACCACTAGGCTCACCATCAAGAATATTATCTATCCAATCATCATTCATTAATCTACAATCTCATCCTGACCAAATACTCCTTGCTCATAGAATCCTGCAATCTTTAAAACAACTCTTGACATTGCTCTCTTTTCTGCCATAGAAACTGGAAACTTCTTACCACCTCCCATTAAGTTATTGTCAGATGCTTCACCAAAACTCATAGCGTTCTTAACCTCATTACCAACTTTCATTGATGCTGCTGCTCTTAATACGCATATTCCTTTTTCTATATCCATAGTGATTACTTCGTAAGCAACTGTAATATTGTTTCTTGATACAATCTTGTCTATCCCAGTTCTTGTGATAATTACAAACCCTCTCTTGTCTTTGTAAATATCTTCTTCTACTAAACCATTCTCTTTGTAAAGCCTTCTTAAAGCCTCTTTTCTTGTTTCTACAATTGGCTCAGGTTGTTTTCTTAGTTTTTCCTGCATTGTTTTTTTTGTCATTTTGTTATTATTTAATTGATTAATACTCGGTTCTTGTTGAGCAAGTTCTTCTTGCTTCATTTGCATAAATTCTTCTTTCATTTTTCCCATAATTGTTTATTGTTTTAGTTATTAATTGAGGCAAAGATATAAAATTGGAATTACCCACCAAAAGATTTTTAACAATTTTTTGATAAATGTTTACCTACTAGAGATAAAATTATTATACTGAGAAGAATAAAACTATTATAATTAACAGAAAATAGAACAAGGATAGTTTAGTTGAATCTTTTATTTTCATT